ATAATAACCACTAGCACATTAATATTATTGGGGTATTCTTTTAAAAAAAGAAGAAATCCAATTGCAGTAAAAAAAGATGATAAATTTGATTTACATTTAAAATACGGAAGTGGTTTAAAAGATACACCTGGAGAAAATTCAGTTTATCTTGGTTATGACAAAGGTTTTAATAGTGTAGAAATAGTATCTCATTGGACTAGCTATCCAGAAGAACAATTGCAAAAGATACTAGAAGATATTTTAAATCAAAAAGAACGTGAAAAAGGAAATGTAATGACAGAAAATGAATTAAAGGGGCTTGGTTTTGAACTGACCCAAAAGTATGAGCACGACCAATATCATACAAACCGATACGCTAATGGCGTTTTAGAAGTAGAATTTACCTACGAAGGTGATAAGTTACTTACTTGTGATTTGACTATTTCGGAGCTGAATAGCAAGCCCGTAACACTTGACGAAATGAAAGCCCTGACACCTATACTTGGAGGATGGCAGGAGTAGGCTTATTACCTACAACGTTTAGTATCCATTTTTATTAACCGATGATCCTAATTTTGGCCACTATTGATTTAGTGGCCTTTTTTTACGTAAAAATGCCACCTGCTTTTCAATGACAGATGGCACCCACTAAAACCACTTAATTACAAATACACTATATCTTTTGCATAGCCACGACTACCTTGTACGGTGGTCTGGTCTCTACAGGTAAGTCTTCACCCACGTAGGGGAACGACATCGGTTGAGTGGAGACATCTGGTTCAGTACCGGACCCTTGAGTGTCAAGGCTATCGACTGTGACGTTCTCGCCTACCTTGCTGAATCTCACTAGTCCATATTCGTCCGACCCAGCCAACGGATCTGGTGACGGTACAGGTAGATTCGCTTCCAATAAGGTTATTTCCTTCTGTCCACCTGTTTCCCCAACGGTGTCGTAGTCCGCGTCAGCAGATTTGTACACAGCAGGAAACATTCCCCCCAAATCCACGGTGCCGTTCGCTCCGTTACATAGCGCCCAACCCTTATATCTCCATTTACCTAGGCCCGTGCCGTCGAAATTGTCCAGCGACGCAGCCACAGCATTATATCTTATTTCCCCTGGCATTGCGCCAGATCTCCTCTTTACGTCTTTTTGTCGAGCACTCGTTTCTGGATCGTAGGTGATGTATTCTCCTGACCCTGGGACAGAAGTTACATACGCTCCATTTGACTGAAGATAGACTGGATAAGCGCCAGAATAAGCCGCCACCGTAACATAGGTGCCTCCGAATAAAGCGAACCCCGATGAAATCTCCATCGTCAGTCCTCCTGTATTGATATTGAACGGTTCCATGCCGCCAATTATGACTGCTGTTTCTCCCAAATTAATGGTCTCGGCTAATCTCGCATAAAGATAAGCGATGCTACTCGCTAGTCCTTCATCGTTTTTCAATAGAACCCATGACCCTACAGTCGTTTTTTTGCGCCTGTAGTAAATCAGGTTATTGTCCAGGTCCATGAAGATCTGCACAAAATCGGTGCTACCGTTATTAGTGACGATCAATGCGCCCTGTGTCGTGCCAGCAGGTTTGTTGCTGCTAGATGAGTCAGCGAAATAAAAACCACTTTGGAGTACATTGTCGAGGTCTTGCGATTGGACCAGACTTGCAGTTATGCCAGCGCCATCCATTCGCTCCTTCAGGTACTTGGTTCTGTTAGCTAATCCAGCCGACGCAATGTTGGCCACAGCCGCCTCGTCTCCACCTAGTACTGGATCGGTGGTCAGTATTCTATTAATGTCAGCAGTAAATACTGACGTTTCGCTAATTACTGCCATAATCTGTTTCTGATATAAAGGTCAGCGCCAATAGGTCTGATCTTTCGTTTTTGTAATGATTGATTAAATTGGTCACAATACTTATGTCGTCACCGTCTGGCGTATACGCATCCAGGTGAACTACCAGCACAGAGAATTGTGCCCAGAACCCACCTGCGTAATCTATTTCTCCGTCGAAATCGTAGGCACCATCGTACACTATTCCAGCACTCCGTTTAACTTCTACTATCGTGTAATTCTCGTTGATGCTTAATATTGATTGCTTAATCGCAAATGGCGTTCCTTTTCTTTTTTGGAGCTGGATACCTATTTTGATCAAGTCTCTTTTCTTTTGCTCGGTATCAGCGAACAACAACCCGCCGTACCCAGATAGCCCAAACTGATCTGCTAAATCATCCAAGGCGTTTATTGGTGTTACATCTACCATATACATTAGCAAACTCTGGATACTGAATGCCGCCATGCTTTGCTCTGCCATGTCGACTAGAGCCTTTAAATGAGGTGCCTTGTTTATTACACTTGCTACTGGCATATTACCCTTCGTTTGTTCCGGCTATAGTGACAGTCAATGTCCCTAATATGCCTACTTCATTGAAATCAATTACCTCGTTAGACGCAGGCGCAGACACCGTTACGTCATAAATGTCGTCTGATACCCCCGATTCTCTGATTATTTGAGAAATGGTTATGTCTTGTCCCATGCTTGTGGCCTTACCCGCTGCATAAGCCTGTAAAGCAGTAGTGGCCAATGCCTGTATACTTGCAGAATCAGCTCCTTCGTACACCGTCAGGGCTACTGTTACGTCATAATTCACTACCGTTGGAGCAGCGACTACCACTGTATCCGTCACAGGGATGACTGTATCCTTGTTTAACGCCTCAGTCACCTTGTCCAGTACCTCTTGCGCGGTTGTGCCACCTGCTACCAGCGGGTATACTCCCACCGTTCCAGGTGTTGTCTGCCTTACAGCTACATCGATTATTGATGCATCTGCTGATTTTGCGTAAAATTCGTATGCTTCCTTACTGCCTGCTACTGAAAACTGAGCAGGTGCTTTTTTTATTCTGTCCCTAAATTCTTCATCTGTTTCTTCTGACGTACCGCCTACGCTAGTAGTAGTATTGGATACGGCTGTTATAAATACCAATGGATCGATCAACACTATGATTGACCCTGGCGCATATCCATTGCTCAGTGATCCTGGGTTTTCTGAAAAGCAAAGAAGATCTACCGTTAATGAACTAGATGGCACTATTTCTTCAGCAGCCGTTATGAACAAGTATTGTCCGTCGCTGGTCCTGCATCGTGTCCCCGCTGGGATCACTACGCCAGTATGTCCGGTCACTATCGTGAACCGAATCGTACATGCGCTCGACTGTGCAGGTAGTCTCGTCACTCCAACTAGTGCTGCAAGTGCGTCCAACGCTGGATATGAAGCGTAATTCACCAGCATTTGCTCTGCGGCGTACTGGATCTTAAGCGCCGTCCTGTATTGTATTTCAGTGAAGGCGTTGATCAGTAGGCGCTCTACCTGTGATGGCTGAAGCGTTCTGCCTGTCAATGACTCATATATAGCGATATTTTCCGCTAACATGGCCTCGATTTCAATATCTATAAAGCTTGGTGCTGCCATTAGGTTATCTGGATTACGTTTGTGATTATTTCAGTGGATATAATTTCTATTACGGGAGACACGGCCACGTCACTAAGTAGTGCATTTTCGTCTGCCTCTCCAACTCCGAGCACTAGATCTGTTCTAGCTTCTAAGTTATTCCCTTTTAGCTTCCACAGCACCTGGAATACAGCAGAATTGTACTGTCCAGGGACATCTGAGTCTTTCAGAAAGTAGTCAACGTCCTTTAGTTCTATTTGCGGAACCCACTGCTCGACTGCTCTCCTAATATCGCTCGACACTAGCGCAGCAGCTTCGTTTATTGGGCGATCTATCCGGTCCCATATATCGGACCCGAAAGTGGGTCTGAATGGATCAGAGCCTTTCCTGTTGCTTATTGCGATCAAGATGGACTGGCTGATACTGTCGGCCCCCTGCTTAATTTCTCCGTAATTAGCGAGACTAGCTTGATTATCTAGTCTTCTGACTAGAGCAACGGTCTGTTCGCTTATATAATTATTTACGTCCATTATCCTAGTAAGTTTTGAACTCTAGCGTTTATTGCGCTGAATGCTGCTGCGTTAATAGGAATGCTGCTCGGGCCTGTTGTCGTCGTCACGGTGAGTAGGCTAATTTGAGTAATCAAATCATTCAGTAATGCCTTTAAGTCGTCGCCAGCGTTCTCTATAAGGACGCCAGTTGATTTGACGATCAATTTTACCGTACCGTTGATTATTGATACTTCGCCCGCCGCGTCGTACTCTATAGTAGTTGTTCCTACTTTGATTACGCCACCACCGTCCGAGACAGTTGGCTTTGTGTCCTGGTCAGAGTAGTACCCACCGATAACCACTCCGTCTATGTCTTCCATATCGGTAATGACAACAGCCTTATCTCCGACATTCATTGTTACCATAAATTTGACCACTCCCGTCCCAGGTGTTGCCAATGGTAATTCATGGCTAACGGTCCCGTCATCGTCATACTTGACACGTACTAATCCGGTTGTTTCATCAAAACTGCTAACTGTTCCAAATCTAATCATCGTATTTGTGCTTTCTGTCCAGATCCATCTCTTAATCTCTTTACAGTCATCCCTGTGCTGTAACCTGAAGATGAAACTGAGTGGTTAGACCCTAAGATATGATAAATTCCTGACAATTGCCCTGCGCCCGTCAACTCGAAATTATTACCAGCCTGTAATGCCGTGTCCCCCTCCAGCCGAATATTGCCAGTTATCTTGTGCGTGTTTTGATGTATTGCGGCCCTGGCCATCTCCCTGGCTTGTGATTCAGTCTCAGCTCTCGCCCATACCTCCTTAATATCTTCAGTTGCGACCTCGTTCTCTTCATCGAAAGACTGGTCTACCGTCTCACCAGAGCGAGGATTGGTGTACCTGACACGAGCGCTGGTGTATACCTCGCTGATCTTGTCTACCAGAGAAAAGCTATCAAGATCTATTCTATCTACTGCCTTCACTGGATCTAGTGCTTCTAGCTCGTAAAGAGAGGTGAATGTTAACTGGGAACCCCTGACGCTGAATACGAATCCAAAACGCTTGGCCAATGAGTTTAGAAACTTCAGGTCAGACTCTTTGTTCTGCGTCGCCTTGCCTACTACGATGCCCCTGAATTCACCAAAAACGGTCAGTCCATTTCTGGCTGCTATTCTCCCTACTACATTAGATAAGTATTGGTTTTCGTATCTGATTGTTCGCCTCGTTCTAATAGAATTATTGACTCCCGCTGACACTGCCCGTATCTCTACTTTGTCAGGTGCCGACGTGAATGTCACCTCGTCTACCTCGAATAAGCCTGCATCTAGCATCTTGTCATCGTATCCCATTAATATTTGTAAACGACTGCCTTGGGTTGGATACCATCCATTGCTCCACAGGAACTGAGTGTCGTCGATCATTATCCGCACTTCATCCATTTGTCCCGTTACTGCATCACTGTACGTCACAGATTCGACCATAGCTGAAATGTCTTCAGTTATATCTATTCCTTCGTACTTGATATTGATCTGCGTCTTTCTCATTTATTGTTTCCAAGGTGGTACAGCCGTTTCTTGAGCTGCAAATGTCTGTTTCTGATCAACCTTTATTAAGATCCTTATGCCAGCAGAATAGGTACTCGCTATTGGAAGCCAAGTATTTTGGTCCATTATTTCCTTGCCTCTGGTTGCATCTCCATAGGCTTTATAGGAGATGGTATCTATTCGGTCGCCTTCCTGTGTTACGTATTCAGTGAATATTTCATCTGCCATTATCCTGTTCTTAAGATTAGATCTAAATTTAATGGTAATAAGGAAGTAGGCAATGCGCCTAGCGAAGTAGTTAATGCGCCTGCCTGCGTGAATGAATTATTGAAGTCCCCCTGCTCTAGTCGTTCGACTAGCAGGTCGATATTCTCCTTCACGTTAGTAAGTGTCGCTTCTAGCTCCTGCGCCCGCTGGTACACTCCTGCGAAGCTCTGCGCCTTCTGTATCGCTCCGTTAATGTCATTGGCCGCGTCTTTGGCCGAGTTAGATGCCCGGGCTAATAGACTTTTCCGCTCTGTCGCCGCCACTTGCCCTGCTTCAATCTGCTCTATTGCTTTTTTCGCACCTATGTCTGCTGAATTAGCCTGCTGAGAGACCGCAAAAAAGGTAGTGGTCCCTGTGCGTACGGGAAGGATAGCGATGGTGTTATCTGGATCAGATGCGAAGGCGTTTACCCTGGCTTCTGTTGCTTCTGTTGTCTCTCTTTCGTTGTTCGCTGATTCGACTAGATTGATGGCCAACACTACAGAGATCAGCTCACCTAGTGGATTGTGGGCCTCGTGCTCTTCCGTGTAGGAACTGATAACAAAGTCACCAATCTTAGTGCCTTCCCCCCAAATGTATTCAAGAACAGTTCCGTTTACTGCATAACCTTTTACCAGGTCCAACGTTCCGTCTATATTCATCCACGACCGATGGACTCTCCACGATAGAGATATTTGGTCAGGCTTATTTCCTGCCTTTTGCAGAGTGTCCTTCCCAGAGATCTTCTGCATGTCGATTACTTTTGAAGTTCTCGATGCTGTGAAGCTCAAAACGGAATTAATGCCCCTAAACTCAATGTCTCCTAATCTACTATGCATTAGTATTCGAGTCTTTGCTGCTGACGAGTTCCTTCGTCGAACATGGTTTTTATTTCGGAAGAATGCTGTCTTAACATCTCCATGAAGCTTTCCCGTTGTTCGGGGCTAGTATCTCCTTTTATCTCGATAGTTGGAGAGTAGTTGATTGAACGTCCAGGAAACTTATTCCTTTCCAGTCCTATCTGATCTGCTTTCCTTTTCTTGTACTTCGTGTCCATCATGTGTCCTTTCGCGTATCCGGAGTTATACGCACCAGCGGGTGTTTCGTCATTCACAGCAGACGCGAGGGCTACACCGCCCATCACTAGTGCAGGATTGAATGTAGCCAGTCCGTGCATTATCATACCGAGTGCCTGGAAATCCTTTGTTAGTACATTTCTGATCAATGATCCAACATTCTTAAGCCATTCCCAGACTCCAACTATTGTACCCCTGAATTCGTCCGACCGTTGCCACAGGACATAGAACTCGTAACTCAATGCCGCGACCGCGATTATCGCCCAGCCAAGCGGAGTAGTTAGTAAGAATACACCGACAGTCGCTAATATTCCACCCAGCGCAAGCGCCGCACCCGACAGGATAGACACTGCGCTCGCTACCGCCGAAATGACCAATGCTGCACCACCTACCACCAGAAGGAATCCTGTTAGCTTAATTGCCGCTACTGCTAACTGTGAAGTGAGCTTTGGATTGGCTTTTATCCAGTCCCCCACTTGAAGTGCAATTTCCGTCAGGCTTGTTGTTAGCTTACGAACCGCAGGATTTATGGCGCTTGCAAGAGACAGCCCCACGTCAGTCATAGCACTTTCCAGCAGAAGGAATGCGCCACCCGTCGTATCTACTTGAGCTGCTGCCACCCTTTGTGCCTCTCCTTGTA